TCATGAGAGTCGTATCAAAGACCTTCACTCTCTGACCGAACCGCAGGAGTTTGGCACCGAATTGACTTGTGAGAACGACCGTATCCTCACCAGCAGCATTCGTGGTTGACGCAACGACAGCAAGCACACCATTGCCGTCAGTCATGCAGAGCGCGTCAAAACCACGACGGAACTCAGGCATAGCCTTGGCAAGATTGTGCTTGAATACGTTGATCACTGACTTGCTGGAGTCATCCGAACCCCATTCAGCCTTCTTCGTCCACTCAACTGCGTAGCGAAGATGAACGGTGTTGATGACTGCCTTGTCGAAGAATGATCCCGCACCTCGACCCAGGTCTCCGCCATCCGGATCATAATGTCCGAAGTAGCCACCCGGCCGAAGTTCAAGCGGAATACGCATATCCCGATTTGAGATCTTCTCGACCTGACGCTTCTCGATCTTCGGGTAGAATGTACCCTTACGATCGAAGAGCGCAGGAACCTTGCTGTTGACCTTTTCAAGTTCAGCAGCGATTGTCTGTGCGCTTGCCTGTGCTGGCATTTACTTCCGCCTTTTTGGAGTATCGTTCAGAATGTCCAAGTCCGAACTCTTCTTCCAATCAATCTCGTCGTCCTTGACTCTAGCTGAACTTGGACGACCTGAGCCATTCGGCTTGCTTGATTCTGTTGAAGACCTCAGACCATTACTCTTACCGCGTGCCTTCAGAGCCTCTGACTTGGCCTTCTGCACGATACTCGGGGCGACTACCTTTACGCGCGAGAGATACGCGGTACTGATTCTCTCCTTGAACTCAGAGCTCCACCCCGACTTTTTCGCTCTGGCCCATAATGAACCCATCAGAGACATGTGCTGCGTGTCAGCCGCAAGCGCTTGGTCTACACTCTCAAGAACGTCACGCGTGATATTCTTCTTATCGTACGCGGAGAGTGATCCCTTAGGGTCTATCAGCTTATCTAGGACCTTCGTCAACTCGGTCCTTGCAGACTGAGTAGTGCCAGTCCTAAAATCTGTTTCTCTTTGAGTGTAGTACTGCTGCTTTTCCTTCTCGTACTTCTCGTCCTTCTCCGGTTCCTTGGGCGCTGCGATTCTGACATTCTTGTCAACGTCGAAGTCCCCGAAGATTTGCTTGTGAATGTGGAGAATCGAGTTCTTCAGATTCTCATCATTCCCTGCCCGGTTTGCAATCGTCCGAAGAACATGCTTCAGGTACGGCTGCGTAATTCTCTGGAACAGTTCAGGCCGAGTCTTAGCCAGAGTCGGAAGAAAGCGGTCAGTAAAATCCGTAGCTGTCTTCCTATCGTACTGCTCAAGAATCTCCAGGTATGCGTCAGGATCACCCGAAGTAATGTTCTTCTCGACAGCCCGATAGTTGCCTAGCTCCTCTGCTGCGTCCTTCGCCTCTTCTGCAGTAGAGAAAATCTCACGGTACGCCTGCTCCTGAAAGACAAGATTGCGCATACCCGGAAACTTCTTGAAGAAATCCGGGTCATACTTCTTGATCTGCGCGTAAGTCGGACGGTCCGGGAAGTTCCCTAACTTCTGCTCATCATCCTCGGGCTCGGCATCTGCCTCGCCTTTCTTTTTCTTCCCTGACTTCTCTTCCTCTTCCTCGTCTTCATCTGACTCTTCGTCTTCGTCTTCGGCCTCGTCCTCGTCTGAATCTTCGGGAGCTTCCTCATCTTCAGTCCCCGGCTTAGTCTCTTCAGCCTCATCGGGACTGTCGAGGATTTCCATATCTTCCTTGTCACCAAACGGAGAACTAACTTGTCCAGGCATGTTTTATTCCTTAAACTCCTAGGCTACTGTACTAGGAGACGCTGATTCTGGGGCAGTCCCAGGTGGTGTACCGCCGCCTTCTGTTGCAGTCTGCATCTGCATAGCGGCTAGATGACTCTTCAGATGGGCTAGAACATTTGCATAGCCCTGTGGATTCTCTGCTTTCAAATCCTGACCTGCCGTACTCTGAAGGAAATCCCGGCAGACCCTACCTTCCGTTACATGATCATCGAGTTCCGGGTCAATTGGAACTGAGGACTGCGGAGGGTCCATAGACTGAGGACCACTCTGCATCAACAACTGAATCTCCATGTACTGCTTGAGTCTAGACTTCTGTCCCGGCAGATTCAGTTCGGGAAGTCCGATTAGTTGCGCGATGAACGTAGCATTCTCCGGAGTCAGGATAGCTTCGTTGATCTCCGGAATGTTCATCTTGATCAGTTCCGTCAGAGTATCCCGCTTCTGCTGCCACGTAAGTGGGAAGCCCTGATTAGGATCTGGCTCTACTGAACCAATCCGTCCGTTCTCTGCGTCAGACCGAACTACCTTGTTCAGAGTCAGCTGATTGTCCTTGACCGAGAAGTACTCATCCTCGACCAATCCCTTTACCATCTCCGGAACTGCACGTCCCAGCATCTTAGCCCACCATGCGGCTAGAGCTTTATAGGGAGTCATCAATCGCTGAAGAGCCTGCTGTCTTGAAGCTGCGTATTCAGCGTAAGTCTTAGACCCGCCCTGCAGAGTCCCTCCGTAGATTGAAGGGAATGCACCGACAACAAGCTGACCCTTCTGCTCATTCCTCTGAGCAAACTTATCAATCTCCTGACTCATGATCGCAGTCTTTGTGCTGTAGAACATCTCAGCGACTGAACGACCCGGAGCGAGACTAACAGGATAAAGCTGACCCGGCTTGCTCTCAGTATTCCGGTACTTATCGAAATCGAGAACATCCTGCTGCACGAAGGTCTGACTAATCCCCTGCTCCATAGTCTGGAGAGTCAGGTTCGTGATCTCATTCTCGATATCCTGAATATCAACGAGCGGCTTACCCATCGGGTCAGGATGGATGTGCGAGCTAGTCGGATGCTCAAAGAGAGTCCAATGGTCGTCCATTGACTCATTGCGAGCTTTCAGACAATCCCCATTCACGAAGATAGCATACGCTCCGTCAGGGAAATCTTCGAGAAGTTCCTTGCCTTCCTCGGTTGAATTGTAAAAGAGCGCAGACTTTCTCAGCCAGACTCGTTTAACCGTAGCAAGATGCCCCTCAACTTCCTCAAGCATCTGTGGCTGTCTGGCGTTCTTCTCATCTCCTGAGTCAGAATCTCCATACGGAGCCGCTTCAAACTCATGCTCGTAACGAATCTGTGAAAGATGCTGCTCCATCTCCAGAACAAGATACGGAGTAGTAGCCTGACTCGTTGCATAAGGAGCGACCTTTACGTGACTGACTCCGTAGACTTCCATGCACTCCCGAGTCTTCATCTCCTTCGTCGTCCCGATAACATCCGGAACGTTCTGCTTGATGACCTCGGTCTGAGGATCAATCATCCTCTTGCACTCAGGGCACCGAGTTCCAATCTGGTTCCGAACTTCTACTTCCTGCGTCTCAGGATTCAGCTGATTGGCCTGAAAGGAAGTATTCTGAATCTGGCTCTCGTCCAGTAGGTATCCGCATTCGGGACAGGAATGCTGCTCGTACTCAATCTCTCGCTCGCCCCACTTGTCCCGGTCTACTGAACCGTACTCATAGCTCTCATGCAGATAGTTGTAGCCTGCAAGAAAGCCCTGAGTCCAGAGGAGATAGACAGCTTTCGCGAACATCATCGGAGCTTGATTGTGCTTCTGAATCAGCAGCGATGCGTTCGTGTAGTTCTGTGCGGTACGAATGTCGTCAGCGTTCTCGGCGTTATCCGGCGTGAAGATGACAGTCGGAATGTCAATCGTCATCGCTGCGATAATAGCTTCTCCATGGGCTCGATAGATGTTGATTACTTTCGTGTAGTAAGCATCATCATCGTTCGCGTCAGGGCTCTCCAAGAAGTCTCGATAGTCCTGAGCCGAAGCTTCCCAGTAAACATTCTGATGCCCACGGAAGTAGTATTCTCCTAGCTTGGCAAGACGAAGCTGGTAGGCTCGGGCAATCTCATCTTCTTGCTCGAAGCCTTTGATGATTTCCCAGAGCTTCTTTCCATGCTTCTCTGCTAGGTTCATTTCTTCTTACCGTTCTTCAAGTTCTTGAACTTCTCCGGAGGGCTAACCTTCTCGAAGAGTCTTGGCTTTGCTTTCTCTTTCGACTGAGGCTTACCAGTGAAGGACTTCATAGCCATCATCGGAATCGTGAGGGCTTTGACCTTCTCCTTCTCAGTAGACTTTGACTTGCTCGCTGTCTGGGGCATCTTGTTTTTCCTCTAAGGCGGAGAGTTCATCGAGCACCTTATCCTCGGCAACTTCAATCTCTCGCTTCCAGTATTCCTTCCGCTCCTGCACATAGTCTGGAACTACAGGGGCTTTGAATCTCTGAGCCGAGAGGCGTTCTAATTCAGCACGTCGCTGGTCTGCGGACTTCCGTCCTCTTAGACTGATCGGGTCCTGAGAGGATGGCATTTGAGCAGGCCGGTTATCTCCAGGACTTCCGACCAGCCTACGAAGTTTGGCGTTGGCTTTTCTTAACTCCTCACGGAGATAGAGGACTTCTGATTCTAGTGCCAATTCTGCTGGACTGGCTTCGACAAGCTGAGGTTCCTCGATCAGCCAACGCCAAATTTTTACAATCACTTCCGTCTCCGTCTCTGATACATCCGGACTCCGAATGAGCCCCTAGCCTTAGCCTCTTGAATCTCAGCTATCCTGTAGAGAGCCGTTTGATTATTGGCCCCAGCTAGGACTGCCCGTACTTTCTCCATACGATCCTGATTCTTCCCAGCCTGCATAGCATCCGTCATGTAGAGTGCTGCAGCTTTGATCAGGTACCGAATGTTATCGTACGAGTCATCGGTCGAGAACGGAGCTACGTCTTCTTTGTTCGACTTGCTATACATGCACAGCGGAATAGTGCTAATCAAATCCGTGCATGTATTAAAAATCTGCAGTCTAGGCAAGTTAGCTTCCGGAAGTGGCATGTCGAAAAGCTGCACGTACTTCCGGTACTCATCCTGCCCGTACTGCCTGAAGATCATATCCGCCATAGAAGGGTCATATTCCCCTATATGATTTTTATGACCTAACGGCTTGCTAGTCCATCTTAGATAATCCTGTAATAGGATTTTGCCGGACACTCTGTCATTGTCAGCAATATCTAAGATCCGAGAAAGATCCGAACCGATGTGCTCTGAGAATTGCTCGAAGATTGTCCGCTGTCCGAGATTCTTTTTGCTAGACGGGTCAATCCTGATCAGCTTCAGATTATCCTCACCGATAGCTACCTGCCGAAACTGCTCAGACCAAAGCGCGATCTCAACTCCAGCCTTCGCATACTCCCGATAGACGTAGACTCGTCCTTCAGGAGAAATCGCACCGAAATGAAAGACAGTCTTTGCTGCGAAGCCCCAATCTAATGATGCAACTTTCGGCCACCAGAACGGGACTTCGAAGGGCTCAATAACGTGACAGGCGTTTTCGGGCTCTTCTTCTTGTCTTTCTTTACGGAAGGCAAAGACTTGGCCTTCGAAACTATGCCAGCTGCCTTCTTTTTTGGCGTCTCTTTCGGCTTTTGGGAGGAGGTCGAGCGTGTCGATGTAGTTAGGATCGGCATGCTTATTATCTGCAAGCTTCGCGGGGATAAAGATCCGCTTATTCTTTGGGTTCCTTTTGTCAACCAGAAGTGCATAGCCGGTCTCCGCGGGTTTTACGAATCTCTTGTAAACCCAATCATGTCCAATGTTTCCCGGATTAGTAGCGCTTCGTGCGACTGCTGGGAGTCTCTTGGAGTCTGGTGAACGGAGACGGCTTCCGACTAAGTAAATGTACTGAGCTTCAGTGAAGTGAGTCAGCTCGTCGAATGCTACGTAACAAAGCTGACCACCATCGTACCGAGTAATGTCCTTCTCATGCTGCGCGTATCCGAAGCGAATCGTAGCACCAGAAGGGAACTTCCAAGTCTTCTTGCCTTCGAGATACTTTGCTCCGAGTGGCTTGTAGTATTGCTCGGAACGTGGTACGATTTCCTGATCTAGTTCTGGCAGAGTACGACGGAGGATGATTCCCTTGAACAGAGGATGATCCGTCCAGCCTCGTATCGTAGGATAAACCAGAATAACGTCTGTCTTTCCTCCGCCAGCGGCGCCTCCATACAAGCCTTCACGTACAGTATCCGGAATTGCAAGAAAGTCCTTCTGCCTTTCGTGCGGCTCCCATCCGTAGAATGCATCTTCCGTCCACTCAGGCTCTTCCTCCTCAATCTTCATCGGATTGAAAGGACGGCCCAGTTTGGGAAGATCTGGGCCTCTATCCGAATCAGAAGGGTCAAACAGCACTAGCCACCTACCTCAATCTGACGGTAACTGGACTCCTGCTGAACCTGAGGAACAACCAGAACGAACTGAGGCTTCTCTTCCCCGTCCAGTCCAAAGTTCTTCCGATGATTTGGGATTGTATTCGCCATGACTGCACTCATGTTTCGTGCAATCGTGGAAAGCTGGGAAGCGTCCATCTCACCCAGGCGGGTGTTATTGATCTGCTTCATTGCCATCGTGAGCTTACGAATAGCAAGACCGCGGACCTTCCCTAGTTCCTGCTCAAGATTAGCCTGCATCTCAGGCTTAGCTTTCCCACCTACGTGACCGCGCTTGTACTCTGAAACCTGAGCAGGACTAATCCCATACTCCTGAGCGACAGAGCCGGGTTTAGTCAGGTGCCCTTCGATTCCAACGAGTTCCCGGAGAATCTGAGGCATAGCTCTCCCGCGCTGGCCTACCGTCTTCTTCGGCAAGTTCCCATTCTCATCGACAATCGAGAGCACGGAGGCAAGCAGTTCCGCAGCGCCGTTTTCAACCCGAGCAGAATGGGAGTCCGCTGAGTCTAAATTCGCCGGGGAACAGCTTGCCTCCGCTTTTGATACGAAGGCTAAAGAGCTTGCCTCCGCTTCAGGTTGGTCAGAGGCAGTAGGGTCATCCTCAATCTCAACGAGAGCGACCTCTCCATCGTGAGGGGGACGACTCGGAACTACACTCTGACCAATCTTGTTCAGGAGGTTATTCTCGCTGGTCAGTCGAGAAAGAGCTTCACTCCGAGTGATTGTCTGCATATTCTGCCTCAGAATAAGAAATAAATCCCCCCTAGTGCTCGCGGGATGTCAGAGGGTAGCATAATGCGGCGTACCTGTCAATAGCCTTGTTTCGCATTCTAAAGTACCTTCTGGCAGACCTCCTGCCGAGCCATAGGACGACCAGGGTCCGCCGGCGCTCGTCGCCTGTAGGGGCCTGAACGGGGCAGGAACGGGCATCAGGCGCCCTGTTTCCCTGCGCGCACGCACGCGCACCCGCACGCGCGAGGGACTTTGTACT